TTGCGGTATTAATTGTTGTTGTATTACCACTAACTGTTAAATCACCCGTAACTGTAAGATTGTTGGCAATAACAACATTAGCTGGCAAACCAATTGTTACTGTAGCACTTTCGCTACCAGAACCACTAACGCTAATTTCGTTTGCTGTTCCAGCAATTGTTGCAATATAATTACCAGCTGTGTCTGTGCCGAGATCAATTACATCATTTACCCAAATTGAACCGTTATATTTAAGAAACTGTCCAGATGCGACAGTATTAGAAATAGAAACATTATGAAGCTCATCAATCTCATAACCATTTTGTGTAGCTACATAAACAATGCCATTGTTTGATGCACGAACAACAACGCCAATAAACACAAGATGGTCTGGGGCAATTGGTTTGACTGTTGTAAATAAACCATTATCTCCAAGCCATAAAACATCACCAACTGAATATCCCGTTGAGAGATCAACTCCATCAACATAACCACGAGTAACAACAGGACCATTTTGTGATGCTGCAATATTTGCAGCAACAATTCCAATTGTTTTTGAAGATGTTGTATCAGATGTATAGTCTGCTCTTTTAACAGAAGCATGATCACCAGTGCCTCCAAAAAGATAAACAACAGTGCCTGTTGTTAATGTATTTGCTTCTGCATTTCTAACATACGAAACAAGTGGAATATGACTATTAACCCATTGTGTTCCGTTGTAGCTTAAACCTTGAAATTCTTCAGGAGCAGAAATTGTAACATCGGTTAAACCACCGAGGGTATCTGCGTTTTCTGCTTCAGAGAGTAATGACCTGTTAAGATCAGGCATACTCTACACCGCTAATCGTAAATGTTACTGCATTCGCTGTAACCTGTGTTGCATGAATTGAGCTATTAGCAGGTACGACTATTGATGTATTGTAGAAAACAACATTATTTGCCAAAACATTAACATTGCTAATAATTCTGTTACTTGCAGAAACAGCTGCGCCATTAACGAGCAGATGAATACTACATACTGCATTTGATGAAGTCGTATTGCACAAATTAATGTTTTTAATAATTGAATAGTTACCAACAGTATTTGCTACTGAATAAACATTGGACCCAGCTCCAACATCAGAGCCTACATAAAAACTCTTAGGAATTAAATTAGCCATTTAGACCCCCATCCATACTAAAACTTCATTATCATAAGTTGTTGTATTCATATCTTGTATAACTATTGCGTCAAGAACATGATCTACAAGTGCTCCAGAGTTATGAGCAACAGCAGTTGTGCCATCATATCCTCTTTGAGATACTGTAAAAACATTAGTTGATCTAGACGAAATTAAAACTTTTTCTTCTGCAGCAACACCGCGATCAATAACTACAACAAAAGGATTACTACCGTTTGGATAAGTAGAACCGTCTACTACTGTAAAAGAAGTTGCGGAATTAGACAATGAAGAAGCTAATGCTGTCTGCAATACTGCGCCGTTAAATTCTCTCCGCAACATGATATCTCCTTAATCTATGCTGATATCAAGATCGCCTGTAGCAATTCTTAAAGTATCTCCAGCATCTGTTGTTTTATTCGTAGTCAAAGTTCCATAGACAAGCATATTGCCTGATGTCAAAGCATCAAATACAGCAATAGCAACTGTTGTTGCAGCCGGCATTCCAGTAAAATCAATATTTGCGCTATTAGATGTTGCACCGCTTGATGCTGCTGTAAAAGTAGCTGTTTGGCGAGCATAACTTCCACCAGTAACTTCTGTTCCACCACCAGCATCTGTTGGGGCAACAGTAAATAATGCAATATAAACAGGAGATGGCATAGTGTATGCCGTAGTCCCTAAAAAATGATCCAAAAGTTTATTTTCTAAATAATTTGTTAAATTGCCAGCCATCTGTTAACCCTCCTGACTATTATAGTATACTTCTTTTTCTTCATCACTAGGTAATCGGAAGTTTTGAAGTCTTAATAGCAAATTTGCTTCTTCGGCAGGTATTTCCGCCATTCTGTTTTCTTTTGAAAACTTTAAACCGCTTTTTGTAACATAACCAGCACCACTTTCAAAATAAACTAAAATATTAGTGTCTGAATTTGATTTGATTGTTTCTTGTTCTACATTTTCTTTTTTAACATTTTTTTTCACAGGTTGTTTTTTAAGTGGAGCAACATTTTCGCTTTTTACAATATTTTCTTCATTTGTCATATATATATCCTATCATCAATATGTAATTAAATCAATTATACACAATTATGGCGGGGAGGTTTAACCCTGCCCCGCCATTAATTGCTACCTAATTCAAATTAGAGTGTACGAAGTTTTACGTTCTTTGCAATAACATAGGATTCAAGATTTTCTACGTTAGCTGCAATTCGCATAAACTGAGTGTACTCAATTGAGTCAGTCTTTGGTTTAAATTGACGATAGAGAGTAATATCGCGGTGAATACCAACAACTCGGTTGTTGGGGAATGTAAGCTCTACATAACCGTGATTACCTGCTGCGCCCGAATAGTCACCAGAAACTGTTTCTGGCATCAAAGGCACTTCAACTAGAGGAATGCCGTATGGCGACAATCCTGTTGCACCAAGTCCACCAGTGGATCTTACTCTGCCATTGAAGAAAGCATCATCACCAAAAGTTGAACCTGGCGATGGGGCTCCTGCTGTTGCTACTGTTGCCGAGTTTGGATTCTGAAGGCTGAAGGCTGTGTCTTGTACGACTGCCGAACCTGTAAAGAATCTAAGCTCGTTACGGCGTTGCAAATATTTGTTTGGCATGTTGCGAAGAACTCTGTCGTATGATGCACGAGAAATGTTGTTTCCGCCCTCATCAACTACTGTTCCACCAGCCAAGGCCTTCTTAGTAAAACCATCAAGGGCTTTAAGAAGTGAGTTGCCTGAAGATGTGTTGCCACTAATCAACAAATCATCCAAATCGTTAGCTGTTTGACGAGCCATGATTTGAGCAAGGTGATCTTCAAGAGAAGCACCCTCAATGTTGTCTTCCAACGACTCAGTTGACATAGCCCAATCAAGACGAAGCTTAACGCTTGTAAGAGTTACCTTTGTGAAGGTAACTGCTGCGTTTGTGCCGTCATCTGTGACTTCAGTTGCTTTTGCCAAAAGGCGAGTACCAACAGACACTTTGTCAATGTCCATTGATGGTGTGCGCATACGCACGACTCTTGAGTTTTGCATAAGGACAGATTGATCCACTACAAAATCAATAAACCTGTTTGATTGCGCTGGCGCAAGCAAACCATGTGAAGAAGTAATGCTGGTGCCTGCGCCTCCAGATGTTACTTCGTTAGCTTTTGCTAAAATTTCTTCTTGTGTTGCCATAGTAAATTTCCTCCTTACCTTATGACTTATAACCCAAAGACTCAATAAGGCTTTGGTCTAAATATACGTTTTTCCAGAATGATTCTGGTTTGGCTTGTGATTTTGCAATCTTTTCGCCATCCTCATCGTCTTCAGGATCTACACTTTTCTTTACAGCTCCAGCGTGAGCAATTTGCTCAACTTTTGCTGTTTGCTCTTCAAGAGCAACTTCAGTTGCAGCCAGCTTTGCAGCCAGCTCTTCTTTCTGAACTTCAACGCTCTTGGTGACTTCTTCAATCTTAGCCGAAACACTTGCATCAACTTCCTCTTTGAAAGATTTTGCAAAATCAGTTAGCTTCTGATCAATTACTGCACCAAGTGCTTCTTTAAGAACTTCAATATCCATTTCTTGTTCCTCCACTTGTTCAACACTAACTTCATCTTCAATCAAAGCTTCAGTTGCGTGATCGGACTTTTCCAGTCCTAAGTCTTCTTCTGGATTATCAACAACCCAGTTAATAAATTTCTTAATTAAAGATAGTCTATTATCTGTCAATGTTTTTTCCATATGAATTACCTTATCATAGTTTACATCATTATGCAATTCTTTTCCACCACTTTCAATTTCTTTTTCTGTATTTTCATTTTCTGATTTTTTCATATTTTTATATCTCTCCAATAACCTTCTTCCTTTTGCTGCTAAAGCAGCTGCATCTTCCGCATTTTGCGGAACAGGCTCACCCCAAGCTCTTGCTGATAAAGCAAGCCTTGTTGGTCTACCTTTAGAATCTTTCATCGGTCCAGATGGGTTTGTAAAAAATCTTGTTAAAAATGACCCTTTACGGCGCATTTTTTCAGGAGTATCAGCTGGCCCTTTGACACCTGGTTTTAGGTTTGCCCCTTCGGTTTGCTTAAAGTGCCTTCTGCCGGCAGCAGTCAACCCGCCTTTAGGGTCTTTCAACGGAGCCTTTTTTGCTTTTTCAAAATCTGGGTCAAGAACATAATCCAAATTGCCTTCTACATTTCTTTTTACAAGATCAATTGTTGCAAGAGCATTCGCTGGATTATCAACAAGACTTAATTCGCCCAACTCGTATTCCTTAATAACATTAATTGGTCTATTGTTATGAAGTTTTCCAGCAAGAATTTCTTTTTTCATAATTTTTCCGCCAATAGAAAAAGCACGAAGAGTTCCATCAAGAATTTTTTGCCAAGTAGACTCAGCACCTTTTGAAATATAAGCCTCTACTTCAATAGCGTTATATTCTCTACCGTCAGCATCTTTCATTTTAATTGGCTTATAGCTGATAGCTTTCCCAACAGCAATTGGAGCATGCATCTCTCTGATATTTCCTTGCCAGTTTTTGAAAGCAATTTCTGACGCAGCAAAATCAACAACATCATTTGATTTGTCAACATTGTCTGCCGTAGCAATGCCGGAAACTATTCGTTGTTCTTTTTTAATCATGCTGATTGGAAAAGAAAAATTAAGATTATCCATATGTATTATCTTACAGTATATTATATTATTTTAATATATGCAAATTAAGCAACAGCATATACTGCCAAAGTAACTCCAGCAGTCATAATTTGAAATTTAGTGTAATCACCTTCTATTTCAACATAGCCTCCACCGCCATCTTTGGCTGGGATAATCACTTCATGCGGACCGCCATTTAATTTTACAGTTGCCGCTGTAGTTGCATGGGTGTTGTAGAAATGAATACAACTAGTATGTGCGTTTAAAGAAACAACCCCGCCAGTACCGCTTGCGCTAGTAGCTGCGGTGTTGGAATAAACAATTCCGTTTTGGTAACTCATTCAGAACCTCCTGTGGTATCTTGTACTTCGCCTCTCTCGGCTTGGTCCCCAGATTCTCGCGGGTCTGAAGAGCCTTCTGGCGTATCAGAACGAGCATTACGGGGTTGAGCTGAGATGTTATTAGAATTTCCAACCGGAGCTCCTGGCCCAGATTGTTCTTTCTTAATTTTTGTTGGGAACGGTAAAGGCGCATCTCCGTCTGCTCTTTCGGGCAAACCAAGTGTTGAGCGAACTTCGTTTGGTGACAAAATTTCCGTTCTTAAATATCTATCATTAATTCTAGATTGAATATCTTCATCAATCAAATCAATACGTTTAAATCTAAATTCAAGCAAATCTGAAAATTCAGCAATAATCCTATTTAATCTTTTTTCAATAATAGCTTGATCAGGTCCAATAACTTGAGTTTTAAAAGTTTTATCAGCATCGCGGGAAACTGCAAGGTTAGCATTATCATAAACTCCAACTTTTGGAGCCGGGACCCTGTTGGCTACCAAAATCTCATCACGATTACTCTTACGGTATTTATCAAAAGAAGAATCTTGCACACCTGCTTCAAGTTTTTCAAACCGAATATCACTATCCGAACCTATAGATGAAGGTATTGGAATAACCAAAGTCCCATGATTGCGACCTTTTACTTCTTTTCTAAAATAATTAATTAATTCTTGTTTTGATTTATTGCTAAGTTTTGCACCCTTAAGCACAATTGCATAACGAGGAATTGCTTTATTTTCAAAATAATCAATATTGTACTCTTTAGCAAATTTATCACCAACAATAGCAGCTGCTGCAGAAACAGAAGATGGAATACCGTAATATGTATTTTTGGGAGAATATGTCTTAAAATGAATTATTTCATTAGGAACAGGGTCGTTGTTAATTGGGTCTGGCGTTTCTTTATCTCCATAATTTCTAAAATAAACTGCAGTTATTTTATTACTATTTGCAATTTGCACATAACCATCTCTTTTTCTTCTAACGCGAACAAGAGTACCTGGAATATGTCCAATATAACCGATTTCTCCAAGATTGTTGCGACCAATCTCCATATATCCGTTTCCCATAGTTAAAACATCTTGCCAAATTTTTATCATTGTTTCCAAAAAAGTTTCTTCAATATTTACATTTTCAAAAATCTCTTCTAATCTTTCTTTTTCTTCTTGAAAAGCCTTGCGAATTCTATATCTTTTTTCTTCATCATCAGAAGCTTTTTCTATTTTTCTTTTTGCTTTCATATTCTCTACAAACTCAAAACCAAGCCCAACTGTATTCATAACTCTTGCAGAAACTGACGCATTATGAATTGCACTTGAATCATAAAGCCCAGCCAAAACATCTAAATCATATGGCGGAGACACAACATCATAAAGCGTATATCCATCTAAAGTTAAAGGATCAATCCATTTAGATTTTGTACCATCAACGCCTTCAAACTTTTTTGAAAGTTTGTTGACTTTCCTTTTCATTTTTACAGAAAGATTTTCAAAATTAACTTTCATAAATGGATCATCTGCAGTAATTTCGGAATCGTGAGGATAATAGGATAAATCGTCAATCTCATTATTAACTATTTCATCTTCAACATGATAAGTTTTCTTTTCCATCTTTACCTCTTTTCTAAATTATCAAAATCATCTTCAAATGGATCTGGGATTAAACCATCGTACATTCTTGCTATTTGATCTTCTCTTTCTGACTGACTTACTTTTCTTGCTCCATGAATCCAAGCAACATAACCCTCTTCACTCCCAGACCAATATTTACCGGCTTCAGCAACTTTTTTTTCAATATTTGGATCATCAACAAAACCTTCTGCAGATAAAGCATTGCCATCTGCATCCATTAAAGCTTTTCCGTTAGGCAAAACCCAAATACACACCCCCCAAGTTCGTGGGGGTACCCAAATTTTTTGTTTTTTAACAACATCAAGTTCCATTTAGATACAAGTATACACGATTTTCGTTAAATAGTGTACATTTTTTTCTTTAAAACGTTCTTTTTGGTTATTAACGAATCGGACAAGCACCAGTTGAGCATTCATCAAGTTCTAACATTAAACCAGATGGCATCTGTTGTATCTCTACAGAAAAATCTAACTTAGATAATATTTTATTATATTCATCTTTTGTTATTTCTTCATATGGAGGCAATAAAAAGTTATGCTCTACATGTAATAAAAATGATACCGACTTAATACCGTTGTTATAATTTTTGCTTAACCATTGTTTTATGTCAGATAATTCTTCTTTTCTATAATACACAGTCACAGAAACGGCATTGTCAGCCCAAATAGTTTGCATTTTTTTAACCCATTCAAGTTGTTCTACTGCTGTCATATTTTTTGCCAAAACAGAACCCTCAGGAGATTCACAAGGAAACTCAACGACATATTTGGTATGATCTTCTCTGCCATCAATACCAACATCCCAAACAACCTTATATCCTCTTTTACGACACAAAGCAACTAGAGGGTCAACAGAGCTAAAACGAACCCTACGAATATAGTAGCGAGCAAAAGCAGGATGTATTCCGGGAGTTACTCCTGCAAGCAATGAAAGTGTACCAGAAGGTTGAACTGTTGTTAACCTAATTGAATTATTCCAATTTTTTTCTTTACTATATTTTTTATCATATTCTTTAAGAAAAGAATAAACTTCAGAAAGCCAATTAATTTTTTCTTCAGAACATTGTAAAATGCCAGTAACTGATTGACCAAGCCTAGCGTTTTTATGAACAATTGTGTTTGTTTTTTCATACGGATAAGAAAGCCTAGTTACTTGTTTTTGAATCATGTAAAGAAGTTTTGAAATTTCTTTGAATTGCTCAATAGACTCAACATTGGGTAAAAATATTGTTGCTAAATTACAAGATTCCCCGTCAGCAAGAGCAATTTCGGCACAAGGGTTAAACCCATCTATTGATGGATCCAAAGATTTTTCACCAAGCCTTCCATAATTTCTAGCAAGTTTTCTATTAACCAAACCATATGGTTCTCCAGAGCCATCATAACCTTTCCACAACTCTGGCATAATTTCATCGTATGAGTCAGCATAAATTGAATTATTGCTGTTTGCTCTCCATCCAGGCACATTTCCAGATGACCAGTTTTTAGCCCTTAAAAACAAAACATCGTCAGGATCACCAATTGCAATTTGAGCCGAGCGCCTAGACGACCCAGACACAACAACTCTTCCAATAATATTGCAAATATCTAAAACATCAATTGAACGAAGTTTTTTACCAACTCTTTCATTTAAGATATTACAAATATCAGTAATGCCATCAACCAAAGCACCAGGGCCAGATGCTGTACCGCCAAATGTTTTGACTGGTGCTCCAAACTCACGAATTAAAATAGTTGAGTATGTAAAAGATTTCCCAGTAACAAAATAAGATTCAAGGACTTTGTGTAGCAATTCTCTCCAACCTTGTCTTGAATCAGGAATAATAAAATCAGCATCGTTACTTCTTTCTGATTTAATATACAAAACTTGTTTTACTTTTGGCAAATCATGAATTTTTGAACGCTCTACTGAGAAACCAACACCGCCACCAAGCATCAAGTAATCAAACAACAATTCAAAGTCTTCAATTTTTTCAATATTTGTAAAAAAACAATTATTTAAAGATGTCCCAGAAAATTTTTGAACTAAAGGTGTTCCAAGTTGCCAAAGCGATCTGCCAGCAACACTACATCTTAAATTAAACATATGATCAAACAAAGACTCTGCTTCTTCTTTTGTAAAAGGAACTCCAATTTCAACAGCTCCATTTATAACTCTAGACAAAGTTTCAACCCAAGTTTCGTTTCTCTCAGAACCTTCAACTTTTCGGCTATAGGTTCGCATATAAACAACTTCACCAAGACCACCAAAACCCCACGGTGCTTGTTTTTTTGTATATGGCAATAAAAACTCAGCAGACAAAATAGACATTTAACCTCCAATAATTGTAATTAATAAGTTTACCACTTTAAAAAATATAAAGACTTAATTTTACTAGGGCTTAATTATTGAATTTTCAAAAAACTCAATACGCTCAATGACTTTATCAGCAATTGCAGCCCAAGATTGTTCTTTGTGAATTATTTTTGCAGACTTAATTGTGTATTTTTTAAATTCATCATAATGATCTACAACATTTTCCATTAACTCAATAAGATTTTCTAAATTAGGATACGCCCATTGCCCGGTATCTTCACCATAAAAATTATTATTCCAAGAAGCTTCTCCATAAGTAGATTCTAGTGGAATTGAATAGTGAGCAAAATCTTTACACCCTGTTGCGTTTGTGACAATTGTAGGCATACCTGTTGCTATTGCTTCAAAAGGAATCATTCCAAACCCTTCACCCATTGTTGGATAAATCATGCAATGACATTTGTGATATAAGGCAACTAAGTCTTCAGTAGATAGATCATAAGATATTCCAATAATTTGAGGATGTTGAGTTGCTGGAACAAGTTTTCCATCAACATAAGCTTCTGCCAAACAAAAATTGTTATATTTTAATATTAACCTAAAATCATTGTCGCCTTCGTATAAATCTAAAAAAGCATCTACTGCCATTTGAGCATTTTTCCTTTTACTGTCTCCACCAACATGAAGAAAGTTAAAAGTTTTAGTAATTTCTCTGTCAATAATTTTAAATTCTGGGTTGATTCCGTGAGGAATAACGTGAACATTTGTATGAACTTTATTTTCCAAATAAATATCTTTAACAAAATTAGATGTCGCCCAAATCTCATCTTGAATTTGCATATTAAATTTCCAACCATTTGGAATTTTTGTAGATTCCCAAGGGGTGTATCCAACTTTGTAATAATTTCCAGATTGATAATAATAAGGCTGGCAAAAATTAATGTGATATGGAATATCGTTTTTGTTATAAAAAACTGCAACTTCTTTTTCACGAAGAGCAGCAATTAGTTGAAGTGCGGCAATGCTGTACCCTTGAGAGTACCAATTAACACCGCTAACATCTTTAGCGCTAGGCGTAAACCAACTAATTTTTTTCATTAATGATTAATCTTTCTTTTGTTTGTTTTTCTGAATGGGTTTATCTGTTTCATTTATATCAAAACATTTTACACCATTAGCCATCAATTTATCAGCTTGTTCTTCAGAAATTTCAGAAGTAACAGGCATGTCGCTAAATAAACATCTTGTAGCTGCCAAATAAAAATCACTAATTTTTGTAATGGTTATGTAAGAAGGATCAACAATTGCAGCACCGCTGTAATCATCAGATTCTACAATTGCTATAATTTTCATAACGCAAGTATATCATCGTTTTTGTTCTCAGACGGACAATGCTTAGTATGCTTAGTATGCTTAGTATATTTAGTATTTATTGATTAATTAGTTTTTTTGGCATGCTATCGCACGCCAGTATACTAGTATACAAAAACAAATTTCAAGTCCAAAAAAATATTTTTTGCAAGTTGATTTTTGCAAATCCATGTGCAAGAATGTTGGGTATGAAAAAAATTATTGTTTTTATTGTATATCACTTAATAATGGGATTTCTTCTCAAGTTCAGCATACAGTCCGGCTTTGATCACAATATTGGAATGATATCTGCAGTTGGTTTTTCTGTATTCATTAATGTGTTGATTGTAATGTTTAAAAATGCTAACAACAAATAACTATTCTTTTTTAAAAAATAAAAAAGTTTTATTATTAAGTGATACAGGAAATCCTTATAAATATTTAATTGATTTTATCCCAGAGTTAAATAACTCTAAAATTTATATTTATGTTTCTCCAGCATCTACTTCAAAATTTATTAGATTATTTGTAAAACAAAGTTTAAACAAAAAAGTTAAAATTATAAAAGATAAAAATTTTTCTATGTTTTACAATAATAAAATTAAAGATTATTATGTTTGTATTTTTTTTGGAAAAAACAATACAAAAGAAACAGCGGCTTTAAAAAGATTAACAAGAGATATGCTATTATTATACAATAACATTATAGTTATAACAGAAAGTGGAGTAGATTACGATGAGGATTATACCGTTTGATGGAGATCAAGAACTAGAAGATATTTCTAGTTTAGCAATTTATATAAAAGCTGTGCCTTTTGAAAAATCGTTTGTACCTGCTTTTTTTATACAAACTCCTTCCGATGATTACGACATGGAAATTGAAGAGTTAAATGCGTTAATGGATGGCGTTGAAATTGCTCAAAAATCTATTGATAATATTATTGCTTATATTTTAAGGCAATCATATTTAGAAAAAAATAATAAAAATAATTATAAAATAGATATAGATGATGAAGATGAAGAATAATTATTATGATTTGATAAATCAAGGCCATATTCTTGGCGGATTAATAGATGATTTTTGTTACCCAGAAAAAATTTGCCCTTATTGCTTTAAACCCCTTGTCCCTGTGCAAGCAATTCATTGGATAGAAGACAAGTTCCAGTATAAAGCTTTATATTTCTGCTCATACGCTGAATGCCCTGTTTATGATGAAGGCGCTAAAAAAGCATATGCAAGAATTTATTATTCTTCAGAACAAGCATATGTTGAATTTTCTAATGTGCAAATGCCGGTTCAAAGATGGGAACAAGCAGATGTTGTTAGTATTTACAAATAGTGTGGTAAAATTATAAGACTATGCCTGTTCAACCATGCTCAAATCAAGGGAAACCTGGGTATAAGTGGGGAGAGCAGGGCTCTTGCTACACATATACTGCTGGCAATGAAAAATCAATGAAGGAAGCTAAAAGCAAAGCTCAACTTCAAGGCCTTGCTGCGCGTTTAAATGGCTATGAAGAAAAAGCCAACGAAGTTTCAACATCATCAATGGGATCAGGGTTAAAAAATCCTCAACAAGGGTATCCTAAAAAAAAGAAAAAACCACAAGAAATTTTTAATGACATTGAAAAAAGTTTAGATCGCTGGTTTAAGGAAAAATGGGTTGATATTTCAAGACCTAAAAAAGGCGGAGGATTTGAGCCCTGTGGAAGAGCCGATGCTAAAAGTGGAAAATATCCTAAATGCGTTCCAGCTGCTCAGGCTGCAAGAATGACACCAGAGCAGATTCGTTCGGCTGTAAACAGAAAAAGAAGAGCAGAGTCTACTGAAACAAGAGAAGGTAAAAAACCTATTTATGTTTCAACAGATGTTGAGAAAGCAACGGTTAATGTACCAACTAACCCGGCTTTGTATGCTCGCGTAAAAGCTGAAGCAAAAGCAAAATTTGATGTTTATCCTTCAGCTTATGCAAACGCATGGCTTGTAAGAGAATATAAAAAAAGAGGAGGAGGTTACAGAACAGTGTCTAAATCAATTGATGATTTAAATAAAGTTGCTGAGGACTTAGCAGAAGAAGAAGCGATGCTTGCTGATGCTTTAATTGCTATAGCAACAATGCATGGTAAGTTTAATGAAGACGAAACCGGCATTTGGGCGGGATATGACAGCCCAGACGAAAATGACGTTAAAGACATTGGGGTAAAATGCGCTAATTGTGTTCTTTATGAAGGCGATGGAGTTTGCAAAATTATTGCTCAAAATGTAGAAGATGAAGGTAAATGCAGATTTGCTATTATCCCCGATGGCATTGTTGAAGAAGACGAAATAGAAGATGAAGACGAGATGGAAGACGAAGACGAGATGGAAGATGAAGATGAAAAAGAAGACGAAATAGAGTCTTTATTGAACTATTTGAAAAATAGGGTGTTAGAAATTTTAATGTGATATGCTATTAGGTATATCTTTGATATAAGGAGAATTTATGAATTATATTAATATTCCGGTTGATAATGCTAAAGAAATGATTCGGCAGCATTCATTCCTAAGAGATAAGAGCGACCAAATGTCAAAGGCTGCTTTCACACAGATGAAAGAGTCTCTTGAAGCTGTTGCCTATCATCAAAGTCAAATTGATCTTTTAAGCAAAGCTGTTAAAGATGTAACTTTTATGACCTCTAAGCAAGTAACAAGCCTGGGAGGTAATTCAAATTCGTCAGAGGCCTCATCGCCAACAGATGCATCTTTGAACCCAGCACCTAAGACTAATTTTGGTCCAGAAGATCCAAAGAAAGTAAAAAAAGCTAATTTAATTGAAATGCTAAAAGCTTACGAAAACGACAACGGCGAGTTTGATATCAATCCAGAAGTCATTGCAAGTTTTTTAATGGCTGAATGATGGAATCATCTATTGTCGTAGCCATTATTGGCTTTGTCGGAGCCATTATTGTTGCATTAATTCAAAAAAGCAGGAAAGAGAATAAAGAGGATCATAACATAGTAGCGCAACTTTTAGAAGTTGTTCATCATGATGTGACTAAAGTAGAAGATAAATTAGATCATGTAGAAATTAAATTAGATAATCATATTTTAGATCATAAAACAAATAAAAATTTAAAATCAAAAGAACAAGTTAAAAAATAATATTTTTAATATAGCCAGCCCTGGCTTTGCTTATTTCGCAAGATTAAGTTTGGTATGGGGTTGGCTATATTTTTTTTGCTCAAAAGGCCTTGTTTGACTTTAAAATGTGATAAAGTATTTTTAAATAGAAAGAGAGATACTTATGAGCAATGTTCAAAATGATCAAATATCCGAAAATAATGATTTTCTAGTTAACGAGTTTGAGTTAGAAAAGATTTATACCAAGTTGATGGCTACTTTAAAAAAGCCTCTTGAATCAACAGCGGAAAGAACAGCTAGTGCTGTTATTTATGGATACTACAAAGGTTGGAGTTTACCTAAGACTGTAAAGCATTACAATTTAGAAGAGCAGGTTGCTGCAACTTATTGGAAAAATTTTAATTTTAAACTAAAGGAAGGAGGTCAAATTATGAGCAGAACAAAAGTCAAACAAAATAACATTGTAAGTTATTTAGAAAAAAATGTAGGACAGATTGTTACTCCAACAAAAGTTTCAACTGATGTAAGTATCTCTCTCCCGACTTTTTACAATTTTTACAACGCTAATAGACAATTTTTTAAAAAAGTTAAGCGCGGTCAGTTTGAAATTGTAAATCCAAAAGAACAAAGAGAATCTGAATTGAATTCGTAATAAATGAAGCAGCTATTTTTTAAGGAGAAACAATGACAATAGTAAAACAACCAATCAAAATCAATAAAGAAATAACTTGGGAAATGGCTGCTTTTAATTCAACAGAAGAACTATATTCCGATATTAATGCTCTGTCTGAACATTCAATTAAAAATTTAAGAGAAACCATTGATTCTTATATAGATTCCAAATCTTATTTAGACTCAGACGGGGTAATGACTCAAGAGCATAAAAATCGTTGGGCTTTGTTATCAACAAATGCTATTCTTATGGCAAAAGAGTTTGATGCAACATATTTGCTTACCAGTTCTGAAATTTTAAATACTGTTATAAAAAAACAAAGAGATTACGGTCATAAAAATATTGCAAAATTTGGGATTACCGGTCTTGTAATCAGAGTCCATGACAAAGTTGCTCGTGTTGAAAATTTAATGAAAAAAGAAAAATATGTAAATGCAGTTATTGATGAAACAATGCTTGATACATTGATGGATATTATTGGATATTCAATTATTGCTTACATGTGGTTAAATAAAACATTTATGTATGAACTAGGGGGAAGAAAATGAAAAAACCATTACACAAACATTTGTTGCTTAGAGGAATGATTACAGATGCTCCAACTTCTGAAGAAGTCGTTATTGACTGGCTTCGTGATTTTGTTGATAGAATTGGAATGAAGGTTGTTCAAGGACCATTTGCTTCAATGATCACAGAAGAGGGTAATCGTGGGCTTACTGCATCGGTGATGATTGAAACATCACATATTGCTTTTCACATTTGGGATGAAATGGAGCCAAGCCTATTGCAGTTTGATTTGTATACATGCTCTGAATTAAATGTACCATTCGTTCTTGATCTTATTGAATCTTTCTTTAAATTTACAGAATATCAATACATGGTTCTTGATAGAGAAAATGGATTTAAAGTTATTCAGGGAGTGTATTCAGAATAATGGCAGTTCAAAAAAATAAGAAAAAACATATTGAAGCTTGGATGCTGAGATATGTAAATACAATGAAAAGAATGATGCATTTGTCTGATTGGACTGTGCTTATGCAAAATGAACCATGCTCTCCTGACTGTCTAGCAGAAACTGATGTCATTACAGGCCAACACCTTGCAAAAATGTTTTTAAGTAAAACATACACAAAAGATACGCCTGAAAATTTGCGAGCAACAATTATTCATGAATTGCTGCACTGCCATCTTTCACCCATTTCTGAACTGTCTGTAGAAATTTTAAAACCTCTTGCTGAAGATCTCGGAGGGAGCAGGGTTATTAAATCGGCAATCAACGGAATTGAATATGAAACCGAAAGAAGTATTGATGCTATCTCAGAAGCAATTGCTCCATACTTTCCTTTACCATCTATGCCTAAAAAGAAAAAAGTTGTTAAGAAAAAAGTTGTTAAGAAAAAACCAATAAAGAAAAAATAAAGGAGGAAAGTGTCAAAACAAGATAAAATAACTCACGCTATTTATTTTGCCTTACATGCAGTCACTATTATAATTTTGCTGGTAAAATAATTGGCATGAATGTCAAGCCAATCTCAGCACAACTCCAAATGCAGGTTGAAAATTTAAAAAACAAGATACCGGCTCCTTTCTATAAGATTATTGATATTGATGAAGGCTGGTACCAAATAGTTGTGGATTGTGATAAAGAATTGTCAGCAATTAACCCAAGCTATAACATTACCCAGATCAAAGAGAAATTTGGGGGGCTTAGGTATTATATTAAACCAGTCGGGGCAAACAGCGAGCAAATCAATGACATGTACAAGGTTATTGCTCGGTATGAAAAAATAGCTTCTGAGACATGCGAAGCGACAGGATTACCAGGGGTGTTAATGAAATCGGTTGGGGGATGGTATAAAACCCTAAACCCAGAATATGCAGCTTCTAAAAAACATTATGCCAGATACCATGTTGTTGAAACCTCCCCATCGGAAGATGAGTGGTGGAATGCAATTAAGTAGAAGACGGAGACAAAGATGACAACACATTATGAGCAGTTGCGTAGATATTGTGACGACCTAACAAAGCGAATAGGGCTACGCGATGAGTGGAGGCTTCGGCACTCAGACTACAACACTCAAGTTTTTATTGATGAAAAAGCATGGTGGGATGATGGGAAAATAGCCCAATATCAACCAGGCGACCAGAACGGTCCAACGGGCGCTTATTATGACACCCATGATTTTTATGGCTATTATGCGGGCGAGACCATTCAACTTGAATCTTCTTTTAACCCGTGGGACCCAGAGCCATACACCGGAGACCAGCTTGACATTGAAACTTTGTTAAACCTGATAACCGTGACTCTTTCAGCATATGAAAAGCTAAACGGATGATATATATGAAAAATCCAACTAAGTAGATATTAAAACTATATGCCAGAATTAAACGCATCTATTCCACCTATTGAATGTTTTGTTCGTGGAAATTTTTTAAGAAACCAAATTGACAGCCATGAGTTAAAATTTCCTTGTGTGGTCTTTGGAGTCGCTTCTATCCCAGATAGGGCTCCAGTGTTTCATTTTTTAATGGAAGATGGCGGAATTTGGTGGAGAGCACCAATTAATGCCTTTTGCAGCTCAAAAGACTCCCCGGAGATTGATTTGCACGATCTGGTGTTATGGAACAGTTTTTCCTCACACATAACTGTTACTGTGTTTGAACATATGCGGGGTATGTCAATGACATATATTGACCGGCACAGAAAAAATGTGGATGGAAAATATATGTTCACCCTTGATTGGCATTCCCCAGATATCAATGTAATTAACGCAAACTATTCGGTTAACCCAGGCCAACACAAATGCGGTCATGTGATTGAACGCAAAGACGGCAATTATGCAATCCAACCAAACAACAGAGTTAAATTGTGGGACCCGTCATACACAACCAAAAAAGGTCAAAATCTTATTGATAGGTTAATTAACGAAAAAATTTGGGATGTAGAAGACGGAGACAAGTGGATCACCTCAGATGATGACAAATATGATTATGATGTGGTGGCGCAAAAAGTTTCTACTAACAAAGACTTCAAAGACTTCAAAGACCTTTAAGACTTGTTTGGTGGCTTAACCGGCTATATAATGGGATTATGCCAAATTATCAGTATGTTTGCAAAAAATGTGATTATTGGTACAACGAAATCCGTTCCATCAAAGAAGAACACAAACCCACCCCATGTCCAACTTGCGGGGCGGAATTGAAGCAAGCCTACACTCCACCAATGATCAGCCTCAAAGGACCCGGCTTTTACAAAAATAGTCGCACCAAATAACTCCCACAAGCCCCCAGGTTAATTTAAAAATGTAAAACGGGTACAACCAGCGTACCCCCATTATAAAATGCACCACGCCACCCTATGATCAGTCTGGAAGGACTACTACCCCTGGAAGACAACCTTCAAACCCCGCAAAAAAATATTTCTTTGAGCAATCCATAGATAATTACTATTAACAAAAAACAACAACAACTATACTTAATACACGGCAGCGAATTTCGCTATCTTAGGACCGTTATAGGTAGAGATTGCATCTGAGCAAACTCAGGTGCAATTTCTATTTCCCCCCAAAAACCAAACTTTTTCAAAAATTGAGTATATATTAAATTATAGCTATCCACCATATTTTCATCCCTCCCAAAACGTCTGTCTCATGGGGTCAATGCTGGTGTTCAGATATGCTTTAGCATATTGAACCCCAGTTCATATGGCAACGCTAACAATTTAAAATTGAGCATAGTTTCTATTCAAAATGCTATTGTGTTTCTTGTAGGGCAATCACGCTTTACAGAAAGGGGAAACAAGTGGAAATTGTTATTTACGACCTGCCATTGGTGGTAGGGCTGATTGGACTTGCTCTAATCGGTATCAAGTTCGCTCACGAAATTGGGCGAAGCAAGCAAGGCGAATAAATTAAACCCGAGCACTCACCCCCCGAGTGCTCGGGTTTTTTTTTGCCCTCTTTTATGCAAGGCCAGCTATGTGGGTGGTCAGGGATGCTTCAGCATTTTTGACACACCCACACAAGAGGTGCTGCCGGTTCTGAGAATTGAGCATACTTACAAGACGAGAAACTATAGTGGTTCTTGTCAGGTAAAACCAAACAAAGGAGAACAGCAATGTTCGGATACAAAAAAATAAAATGGGATAGACCCAGCAAGAATACTTGGGTAAGTCCCGATGGGCAATATCGGATAGATATGCTAGACGCTATCACCTACTGCCCCTCAAAACAAATGGAAGACCATACTGTGCGCAGTCGTTATGCGTTCAGCAAATTGGCTCAGGCAAAAAAGTGGTGCGATAAAGAGTGCGAGAAAGATTATCTGCACAATTTACAACTCCACATCAACCAGACAAACCGATACGGTTCTTGACAAAAAGACCCCAAGCCTTCGGGCTTGGGGTTTTTTTATGTGTTTTGAAGGGTGGGCAAGGATGCTTCAGCAATCTTGCGCACACCCTTATACACGATGCGATTATTTTCGGGAATTGAGCATACTTGCTCTGAGAGATACTATATTTGTTCTTGTAGAGCGTAGTTGCCAACAACTTATGAAGGTGTCCATATAGTTGCCCTCTCCGTAGTAAAGCACGCAGAGGATTACGGTGATTATGACTGTTGGATAAGACTTCTACGCTCTACACTTAACAACAAACAAAAGGAGTAATGATGAGAACATTTATTCTGCTTTCAGTATTCGCCATATCTCTCAGATATCTTATTCGGTATAACCGAGAGTTTGAGGAATACGAAAGCCGTAGCAATCACCCAACCAGCAAACCCCAGCAATAAACTAAACCCCCAAGCCTTCGGGCTTGGGGGTTTTTTTGTACCTGGTTTTGCGGGAGGGCAGGGATGCTTTAGCATTCTTGCACACACCCGCACACACGGTACACGCATTCACAAGAATTGAGCATACTTACAAGACGAGGTGCTAAATTGTTTCTTGTCGGGGTAGCCTGAGGAGGCAACACTATGACTAAGGTAATTGATACTAAGGCACTTAGTGACGAGCAGTTAAAGACGCTCGTTGCCGAGTTAATCACACTTACGGCAATTCAGGAATCCAAGATTGACGCACTTGCAAAGCGTCAAGCCAAATTCCAAAGGCTCGCTGAACTACTTGTCAAGCAGTTCAATGACCTTGAAACGCAAGTGAATACCAAATAGTCCAATAATCACCTAGCAACGAGAAACCCACCCCGATACTCAGTTGCGAAAGAGACCCCAAGCCTTCGGGCTTGGGGTTTTTTTTTGTGCCCGATTTCGTGGGCGGTCAAGGATGCTTTAGCTTTCTTGAGCACGCCCACTCACACGGTACACGCATTCACAATAATTGAGCATACTTACAAGACGAGATGCTAGATTGTTTGTTGTCAGGTAATAACAAAAACAAAGGAGAGTAGTAATGTCTAAGTCAACTTTAGTTCAGTCAGCCGAATCAGTGTTTGTTCAGCGAATGCTTAAATGGCAGTGCCCAAAGGAATCTTGGGAAACTGACTTTGACGGCAAAGAAGTCGTTATGTATGAATTCAGTTTTGGGCTTTGCTGTGATGGCTCAATCACAGTTTGGGCTTACAAAGGCGATAACGATGAATTTGTCATTGTTAAGTCAGTGAACGAGCCAGTCAAGTTCAGCAATTTACAATAATCCCCCCAGTCCCCCAAGCCTTCGGGCTTGGGGGATTTTTTTTGTCTCGTTTGACGGGTGGGCAGGGATGCTTCAGCATTCTTGCACACACCCGTTCACACGGGGCATATATTCTCAATAATTGAGCATACTTACAATGCAAGATACTAGATTGTTTCTTGTTAGGAAACAACCAAACACGAAAGAGAGCAATATGAATAAGTATTTAACCAAAATAGTCTTTACTGAAATAGATAAAGACAAAGAACCAATTCACGATTATCAAGAGCAACAAGTAGAATTTGAAGCTGAAGATGATCATAAAGCACTGGAAATGTTACTGGAAGTTATTACAGATATGCGCAAGAGGTTTGCGAATAGCACTCTGCCAACTCGGGTAACTGCCGATGGGCTCTATGTCTGTAAGCCAGTTGATATTTCCAAATACACAAATAACGAAATAGAATTATTGAGTTATTTGACCAGCGGTAACATTGCTTATCTTCGCCATTGGGATATTCGCTCACTGAACGAAGTGTAAACCCCCAGTCCCCCAAGCCTTCGGGCTTGGGGGATTTTTTTTGTACCCGATTAGGCTGGTGGGTGAAAAAGCTTTAGCTATTTTTCGCGTACCAGCGCAGGGCATCAAATTATTTGGGGAAATTGAGCATATTTCCTTCACTAAAGACTAAATTAGTTCTCGTTGGCAAGTGCCAATGAAATACACAACCAAAAGGAATAACCACTATGAAGATTAACCTAAGCGATATTCAAGGCTTGGTTGTTACTCGTGGGCGTAAGCCATACGAGAACGCCGAGTTATTGGCAGACATCAAAAGCCTTGACCCGTCAAACCCGAATGACGCGCTGTGCTGGGAAGAAGCCGAAGGAGACCCGTCAGATGACGAGTACAACCTTCATAAGGCGAAATTCCGAAGCCGAGCCGAAGCCGTTGCCACTCAGGCAGGCGTAGAAATTTCTACGACTTGGCTTACAGACGGGCGAATGGTCATCAAATTGAAGCCGAATAAGAAGAAGGCTTCTAAGTAAGCCCCCCCCGAATACGAAAAGCCCCGAGCCCTACTCCTTAGGCTCGGGGCTTTTTGCTGGCGTACAACTTTTGCTGAAGCAAAGTTGTACGCCAGTCTGCCTATGCCCGGATTCTCTTTTTCTTTAGTACACATTCTCAAACCATAAGCCGCTGGCGTGCGAAAAAGCTTTAGCTATTTTTTGCACGCCAGCGCAGGCTAGGGAATTATTAGGGAAAATTGAGCATATTTACAATTCATTATGCTTAAATGGTTGATGTCGGCAATCAGCCGATGAAACAAAACACACAAATGAGGTAATCAAATGAAAATCAACTTAAGCGATATCCAGTCGTTAGTGGTAGGTCGTGGGCGTAAGCCTTACGAAAATGCCGAACTATTGGCAGATATCAAATCCCTCAATGCGAGCGACCCAAATGACGCAATCGTTTGGACTGACGCAACGGGAAACCCGACTGACGAGGACTATGCAAACCACAAGGCAAAGTTTCGCAGTCGTGCTGAGGCAGTCGCAACGCAGGCAGGTGTGGAGATCAGCACTGTGTGGTTGAGCGATGGTCGTTTGGTAATCAAACTCAAAGCCAAAGCAAAACGCAAGTAATTTAACTAATTTATTAGTTAAGCAAATAAGCCCCAAGTCCCAAAGGATTTGGGGCTTTTTGCTGTCGTTCAAATTTTGCTGAAGCAAATTTGAACGACAGCCCATGTGCTAAACATTGCCTTACTTTTTTTAATACAATTACTAATTGTGATTGATCATTTAGGCGGGTGCTCCAAAAAGAAATGCATTTGTTTTTGTACACCCGTCAAATTTTTTTATTTTTTCTCTTAACTTTAACGGATATTATTAATCACATCATATAGTTTTAATTAAATTAATAATTTCTATTTGGTTTTGTGCCGGGTATACGGCCTTTATATGGCTCTCTAATTGTGATGAATTACATAGATGTAACTAATGAACTATATATCTGATTATTGCCTAGGATAATTAAAGAATCTATCCCCGCCAATAATTTTTCATAATCTGGCCCATAAAATAACGGGGATTATAATTTATAATATATCTACCTAGATAGAGATAGATAGAGGGAGTAATAAAGTCAATTAGGTTCTTTTAAACTTAAAATTCACCCAAAATATTGACATAAGGGGATTCAAATAGGGTCTCTTGATATGAGTGTTTTTTTTAATCACTTTTTTCATTAAAAAATGTGTTTTTTTATTGATTAATTAAATATTTACTCAAAAAATGCAAAAAAAATGCCCAAAAACAAGCATTTTTTTATGCTTATTTCTGGGCATTTAGGCACTAAATCGCGCATTAAATCGGTGATATATCGATGATATATTACACCTAATTAAAAAAAACAATTACTTTAATTTATTCTTTATTTTATTTTTATGAACTCCACCATGATTTATATATACACAATAGATTTGGAGCGTCTGTCTCTCATACTTTACCTATTTTTGGGTTTTGCTTAGGTATATTTTTATCTTGTATATATATCCATTTGAAATAGTCTTTCTTCTATTTCTTCATCTTCTTTGGCAGCTTGTTTAGCTTCTGCTTTTAAATGTTGTTCTTCTTCATATTCGTCATTACTCTTTTCATCTATAATAAACCCTAGTATTTCTTCTACCCAAGTTAAAGCTGAAACATATCCTTCAAAGTATGATACATAATGTTGATCATCTTTAAAATTTATTTCTCTTTCCCCGTCTTTTATACGATCTGATACTTCGTTTAAAAGATTCTTTATATCATTCAACATCATCACCAAAAATTTCCTTTCTTTTTCTTTCATGATGCCTTCTCTTTATGGCATTATTAATTGCAGCCATTTTAGCTAGATCTTCTTTTTCTTTTATTTTACGAGATGTTTCTGCATCCCAGCTTTCATTCATTTGTTTCATCTTCATCCTCCCCTAATCGTTATTTAAAGTGTTAATGAATTCATTTAACCCGGCTTCTAAATTAGAAATTTGCCGCTTTAATGATTCAACATTATCTCTTAGGTTTTGCAGGGCTACTTCAAAATGCATTTCTTCATCTGTATACAATTTACCTATAAACATCTCTAACCTCTCTAATAATCCAATATTCTCCTGTATCCGGTTTTAAAGCCCAACCTTTTTCTTTACTCCAGTAATAACTTGGTTCAGGCTTTACTTTTACCCATTCCAATTCTTTTATCCATTCACGTTTTTCATTATTATTCGCAATCATGACCAAAACCTATTTCATCTTCACTTAACAATAAAGTACATTCAGGACAAGCGCTATAATAAAAAATACCTGTTTCCGGATCTTCAATTACAGTTACTCCACTCACCTTAATTTTTTTCATATTCGGGATATCTCTTACATACTTTAAACTAGACATTACTGCCCTCTTTTCTTTTTATAATTAGATATGTTTTTATATTTATTATCCTTAGTAATATATTGGTGATATATTAGGAATATATTTGTTCTTTTTGTATCTTTAAAAAAGTAGTATATAGTGGATTCTGGTTAAAGAATTCTGTAGGTGTAGCCCCATTTTTTATTGCTTCCAAAAAGTCTTGATGAAGATCGTTTTTCATCTTAATATTTCCCAATAAGCTTGCCACTATCGCATACATTTTCATTTGCTCTGTATTTGTTTGCTTAAACAAAGAATGAAAATCACTTGATTCTGTAAGTTTTTTGTTATAATTTACTAGAAAGTTCATATCTCTCCAAAGTAAATAACAAGCAAAATACCAATCTTTTGTGCTTACATTATCATGAATATATTGAAACCATTGAAGCATATTATAAATTTCAGAAGTAAAGGTTAATTCAGGGTTAGACCTTTCTACTAAATCTCTAATTTGAATTTCTTCAATGCTTAAGTTTTCATCTGAATCTTCATTATAATATTTAATATTTACTAAAGGACCAACAGCACATTGTAACATTTTTGGATTATCTGGGTCAGTTAATTCATCTATATAAAAATATCTGCAGCCTTGTTCACTTTCCGATTTTTCATTTTGAGTTAAAAGATGAATTACAACCCTATCAAATAACTCACCTTCTGTTTTAACAGGAACATAATTCCATATTTTATCCATACTTAAATTTAAATTATTATTGTTTTCCATTTTATATTGATTCCTCTCCTGTATCAATTTCTGCTAAATCAGCAGTAAAAATTGGGCCATTTCCAAATCCATGATCTAAAACAATTTCTTCATCTATTAACATTTTTAACAATGTAATTGCATTTTCTGGAGTAATTGTCGTATAATCTATATCGTATTGTGAATCAGAATATTCATAACCATATTCAAACCAAACATCATTTTCTAGTTTTAAATTAGAAAATCTTGGATCTTTTGTCCAAAGCAAATACTTCCAAACAGAATAATCACCTCCATAATAAAGACTTTTGCCTTCATTTTTAGTCAAACCTAAAAATCTATTTGCTTCCTTTTCAAAATAATATGATGTATGTTCTTTTCCTTCTTTTCCTGAAAGATTAAGAAAAGGATTTTTCCAATCATTCGCTACTGCTGTAGCAAAACCAGCAATACAACCAACAGAATCGCAATTAAATAAATCTGTAGATGTAAAATCTTCCATTTCAAAAATAACGTTTACTAATTGATTATAAACATAATCATTTTCTGTTAAAGATTCTCTATCAACTTCTCCAACAAAAGTTGCCATATTAAATTTATGTTTACCATCAAATTCAATTGCTTTAATTAATTTTTCAATATTTTCTTTATTCATTATTATCTCCTGTTTTTGTTTTATAATGTGCTATTTAAAACTGCTAAATCGTTAAGATAAATTGGTGATTTTCTTCCATTATCTAAAATTATTTTATCATCAATAAGCATTTGCAAAAGCTTAATAGCATGTTCTGGTTTAATTGTATTTAAACGAATACTATATCCTTCATCAGCCCACCAATCATCGCCGTGATATTCTAAATCATCTTCTAATTCAAGATCTACAAAATCATCATGACCTGTATAGTGCAAAAACTTCCAAACAGAAAAATCATCTCCATAATAAAGATTCTTACCTTCTTGTTCGGTTAATCCTAAAAACTTATTTGCTTCTTTTTCAAAATGATAAGAAGCATGCTTTGTTTGATCTTCTTCAGATATATTAAGAAAAGGGTTTTTCCAATCATTTGCTACTGCTGTGGCAAACCCCGCAATACAACCTACTGAATCACAATTAAATAAATTTGTGGTCAAGTCTTTTATAAGGACTGATGTTGTTTCTTCTTTATAAATATCATCTTCATTTGCTCTATAACCTGAACCATATCCAATAATTCTTCCAATAAAAGTACTCATATTGAATCTACGTTTACCATCAAATTCAATTGCTTTAATTACTTTTGCAATATTTTCTTTGTTCATGATGTTTCTCCTTTATGGAATTTTAATATTTTGGTTATTAATTGTATTGTGTTGTTATTTAACACTATTTCATCGTTATTTTGAGCTATTCTCCAAGGAAATAAAATCCCAACTGCATCTTGTAATTCATTTATTGAATTGATCATATCTTCTTGGACTTGTTTATCTGTGCGAGTATCCATTTCTATCCCCTTTCTCATTGTTACACTTCTTCACTTGTCATAATAAATACGCTAATATTTTCTTTTACATTTTTACCAAACAAAGCGCCAGGCCCATTTCCTTCTGAATCTTGAGATGGATAAATAATATTTCCATCATCTAAAAGCAAACCAATACAAGGATAAGGACTATTTTCCCAACCTTCATCTTCAACTATTTGTTTAGTTAAATTAATAACATCAACTATTTTTTTTCCAATAATGTTCATCTTGACATCTCTTTCATTTGCTCTTGGTATTCATTGTGGATATATTCCCAATATTGATTTAATTCTTCTTTTGTTGCTTCAGATGTATCAATTCCATTAGATATTTGATGCTGATAATTCAAAAGAATATCTGCGTAAATATCATCGCAATTGATTGCATCTTTAACCATTCCCCGCCAGTATTCATTACTCATTATTTTCCTTTCTGTTTTCTAATGATTTTTTTAATACATCAAGTTGTTCATTTGTACAAAGAGTACTAAATGCTGATATTGCTGCTTCAATAGCATTATCACTCCATATTTTTTTATATAAAGATATGATAGATTCAATTTGTTGTTCTCTCTCATACTCTATTTCTATTACATCATCTAAATGAATATCGCCAAAATCCCAATAACATTCTTTAGAAAGTTTGTCATAATCAATTTTTATTTCACCATCCTTAACTTTTTGTTTTGCTTCTTCAGCATTATTTGCTTCAACAATAAATGTATAACCTGTAGATATCCAAGCATTAACTTTATATTTTTTCATTTTTTCTCTTTCTATTAGGCACATTGGGAATAAATTTTGGTTTATTATTTTTTAATTTAATAAAAGGTGGTCTTACTGAAGTGTAATTTTTTATCATTTATTCCTCCATTTGTATAAGTGTTTCCATAATTTCCCAACCATTGCCAATACAATTCTGCTCAAGATGTTTAAAGATTTTGTCAAGCATTTGTTTAGCTTCTAAATCTGACATTCCTGGACGTAATTCCTTAACATCACGCCAACTCCATTTAATTACAACATCTTCTGATTTAAATGCTTTTGTTTTCATAACTTCACTCCGTGTCGTATTCTAATTCATAGTCAATAATAGAAAATTCATTTTCATTTGGATTCCATTTTTTAAACTCATCAAGATTTTTAAAATAATAAAAAATACAATCGTCATCTACCCCATAACTATCTATACCATTAACTTCATCATATTCACCAAAAGATATATAAACATCTTTTGTTTCATTTTCGTCATGATATTTAATTGTTGCATGCGCCCCAATAAGATTACTGATTCTCATTATCCAACTCCAATGCTTTGTTTGTATTTAGAAAATCTAAAACTTTTGACCAATGAGCACTATTTTTTGTGATCAAATCATTAAAGTCTTTTTTAAGTTTTTCACCTAAACCAATTTCTGTTAATTGCTTTACATAAGCCGCAAATTCTGGTTTATTTGTTTCAAAATGCATAGTTTTGCCGCTAACCGGATTCCTTACATAAACAAAATTACCATCAGTGCACGGAATCAATAGACTATAATTACTATTAATCGCAGCTTGAATTGTTAATTGTAATTCTGTTTTTGCATCTTTTTTTTCTACAAACTTTTTAGTTACCATATTACATATCTCCATCTTCTTCTTTGTTAATTTCAATATCTATAATTGAATTTTTTATAATTATTCCTTGCTGTTCTGTCATATCTGGAATAAATTCCATTAATTTCTCTATCGCTTCTAATTCCAGAAAGTCATTATCATCTTCTTCCGTTTCCCAAGTATTTATATATACTGTATGGTAATCAAAAGAAATATGCGCTGAAACTAATGCCATTGTTTACTCTTTTCAATTTTGGTTAATATATTTTTTATTTTTGCCCTAATGCTCTAAGTTCTTTAATCATCTTTTCTGAAACAAAATCATTAGCTAATCTACGAATATCATAATAAGCACCTTCCCCCAGCAATTCTTGCCTGTATCTATTGCCGGTTTTATTATCTAAAATTTCATATTTTTGATATGCGCTTCTAAAATTTTCAACAGATAAGCCATTTGAATACTTAGCGTCTGCTTCATAAAAAACAATTTCTAAATCTAATAACGGATAATCATTAGTCCAGTTATATTGTTTAATTTCTACTTCGCGCCAATCACTTACTCTTGGGAATATATTTTTTTTAGTTTTCACTGAACTTCCTGTTCTTCATTGTAAACATTACCAATTTGACTCAATTCATTTTCCCATTTTTCAACAGGAAAACGATCATGAATAAGTTGCAGTTTAGATAGTAATTTTACATTTATTTTCCATTTAGGCATTGAATTGCTTAATGCTTTTAAAATTGCTGGGTGATAA